TCAAAGCAATGGTGGGCTGGATGGCGCTGCATCCGTGGATCGCAGCGGCAACGCTGGTGATCCTGGGGGCCATAGCCTGGGCAGCGCTGCGTCGGCTATGGGGTTCGAGACGCCGGCCGGTAGCGGGACTACGGTTGCGCTCACAGCGGGAGCAGGCGCGGTTTGATCCGCGCTCGACGGACTACCAGCCGCGCCAGTACCGCCGGCCGAGGCGGCGCGAGCGGTAGCCGGCGGTGGCGGCAACACGTAGGGATTGAAGGGGCGCGACTGCATCCAGTCGCGACAAGCCTTGTCGCCCACATCGGGAAGCCGGGAGCCGTCGCCAGCGAAGCACGCGCACTCGCCCCGGATGCACAGCGCGCCGGCGATTGTGGGCATGTGCACCACGTGCCGCAGGTGGTCATAGGCCGGTGCCGTCCAGGGGCGATCAGACAGGCGCGGGGCGAAGTCGGCGCGCTCGTCAGGCGGGCCGCCGACGACTGCGGGCGCGGTCGCTGGCGGGGCCTGCGGCGGCACTGCTGGCGGCCCAGGTGACACCGCTGGCGCGGGCGCCACGGCCACGGCGGCGGCCGGGGCCACCTTGGCCTGAATCATCTTCCAGGCTTTCCAGCCGAGGAAGCCGGTCAAGCCCAGGGCGGCGATCATCACCACCAGCATCCACGGCACGGAGCGCACAGGCTTGACATGCATGGAGGCGCTTTTGTACTTGGCAAAGACGCGCTTCGGGAGCCGGTAGCGCTTCTTGATGGGGGCGTTTTTCCAGCCGGTGCGGCAGTTGTCGGCGCACTCGGGCCACTCGTACCACCAGCGGCCCAGGATGCCCAGGTCACGCAGATGGACGTGACGGCCGACGAGGGCGCGGACGTTGGAATCAACGAGGTTGGGCCCCTGGGTGATGACGTAGACGTCGAGGCCGCGGTGACGGTGGGTTTCCAGGGCTGCAACGTGATCAGGCACCTTCTGGCCAGGGCCACGCGGGCGCCAGACGCGCTGCACCTCGTCAATGATGATGACGGCACCATCGGGCACCAATTCAGGCCAGCGCTCGGGCTCGTCCAGCACCTCATGGGGTATCGCCAGTTCGGGAATGCCGTTGACGTACAGCTGCCTGCCCTGCCCCAACTCTTCGAGCATGGCGACGAGGGCGGCACTCTTGCCGGTGCCGGGGGCGCCAGTGATCAGCGTGATCATGTCGCCTGCCCTGCCCCGCCCGTGGTCTGGAGCGCGAAGCGCTTCATAACCATCCAGGCCAGTCCGGAGACGATCCCCCCGCTGGTGATCGCCATGGCTTCAAAGAAGCCGGCCATGGCCAGGAGTTGCAGCACTTCGGCCATGAGGCCGGTGAATGCGCCCTTGGCGGCATTGAGGGCGCCAGAAAGGGCCGTATCGGCCCCTTCATAGGTGGTATAGCCGAAGCCCAGCGCCACCAGCACGCGAGACACCAGGGGCCAAGAGATTTTGGCGAGCCATTCCGCGATGCCTTCCATTTAATCCCCCCTTCGGGTCAGGCCCATGAACGCCAGGACGGCGGATAGGTAGGCGAAGCCGATCAATATGGGCCGGATGCCATTTGCGAAGTCGCACAGCAAATCCCAGCGGAAAGCCATTTGCTTTCCCATGATGACGAATTCCTTTGGAGCAGGGCAACTGCCGTTGGCTGGGCCAAAACCCTCCTCGCGGTTTATCGCGAGTGGGACGGTACTTTGCTGCAAAGGTGTCGGGCTCAGGGTGCCGAGTTTTTGACAGGCCACAATATCCGGGTGTTTTTCGCAAAGCGACTGCTGATCATCGGGTTTAGGCTTGTCGTTTTCGCCGGGCTCATTTTCCTCACCTAGAGAAGGCTCGTTGTTATTTGACGGCCTGTTGATAGGCTGCAAATCGATGCGCCAAGGGTCATCCGGCGTAGGCGATGGATTAATACGTATGCCGGGCCTTATATACGGCTGATTTTGCGGGGACGGCTCGCCGTTTGGGTCGTAATCAGGATTCGGCAAGGGGTCGCCCATTGGTATAAACCTCGGACGATGTGACGGGGATGGCCCTGGTTCTGGATTAACCCAAGGCCCGGGCGTAGGCTCCACAGGCAATGGCGTAGGGTATGGCAGCTCAGCAGGAACTGTCTGCGGCATAGGACTGGACGATAAGCCGTCCTCAAATTGAGGCTGTTGAACTGCTGGACTGAGGCAGCCAGCCGGCGTGGCATTCCATCCTGCTGGACAGGTTTGGCCTGTGCTGGCTTTTTCCCTGCTCACGTTTGCGAAATTCTGCGGAGGCGAATTCGGCAGGTTTTTATATCCGTGAAGACACTTGGCACTATTTTCGGAGACTATTTCAGCACGCAAAAACGGGTAGGCATCAAGATTAGTAACGAGCGCTGAATGCGCAGCTCTGCAGGCAGCATCAGCGGAGGAGTATTTATTGGCGTTATACGTCCAATAAAACTCATATTGCTCACCCTCCTCGGTAACTTGACGCCAGACCTTATCAACTTCGTCCCAAATATAATTGCCCACACCTAACCAAGTAGCAATACCTAATGCAGCTCTTAAAGCGGGATTGGCAAATATGACGCCGGCAGCAATACGGGGAGCATTCGCGGCAAGGCGATATGAGACGGGCATGGTTACGACCCGGCCGGGCACAGGTACTTTCAGCCCGTTTGGCTGATGCACTACACGCCCATACCAGCTGTCGTTAGCAGAGGTGGCGTAACCGAAACCGCCGCCAGTGCGGGAGAAGCCCGCAGGGTCAGCAGGATATGCATAGCCAGCATGAGCACCGCCAGCGAGCACGGCCAGGGCCGCGATTACCAGCGACCGCAGATCAGCCATGCTGCCCCCAGGACGCCGACGAACGCGGCGAAGAATTCAGGTGTTGCCATCGTCTTTCTCCCCCACATGGAAAACGGTGCGGGCGATGAACACGACCGCATAAACGGCCAGCCAGACGCCAGCGACTGACCACCCAAGGGCCAGCCCGTCCTCAACGCCGAGCAGGTTGCACGGCTGGGCCTGATAGGCCGCCGCGACGGTGATAGGTGCGCCGCCGCCCACCGGGCGCAGCGCGTAGGAAATGCCGCTGTCGGACAGCGCGGCCAGCTCGACCACGTGGGCCGAGCCGCCGTGCTGGACGATTGCGCCAAGCTGCGACGATGCCGCAGCCTGGGCCGCTTGCGCGGCGGTGCCGTAGCAGGCGGCGCCTACTTGGAACGCCATGGCCCTACCCCTGCGGAGCGCATGAAGCGCACCGCAAACAGCGCCACGCGCGCCGATAGCACCGCAGCTGACACGATGGCCGCGTTGACGCCCATTTCAGCCAGCAGCGGCGCTATGACGGGCACGGCTTACAGGCCCTTGCGGATGAACTTGAACGCGTACACGGCCACGACAGCGGCCAGCACGATGCCGGCCACGGTCAGGGCGTCGGCGCTCAGGCTGTCCAGCGCAGCGGTGACGCCGGCGGGGATCTCAGCATGGGCAGTGCCAACAGTTGCCACCAGGGCGGCGGGGATCAGGGCCAGACGGGCCTTCACAGACTTGGTCATTTCAGTTTTCCTTGAAAGGTGGAAAGGTGCGAAATTGCACCCGGCAGAGCACGGCGCTTCACAGCGGTAGCACCCTGGCGGCTGAAATCACGCGGGGACATGGGGACGGTCTCCGAGCCAGGAGAACGGGCCGGATGGATCGACGCGGCGCGGCGTGTGCCGCACTCGGATAAAGCTGCGAAAACCGCCGCCCGTTGGTGCGAACTCAGACAGGAGAAGCTCTCCCGTTTCGTCATTTCGATAGCCGCCTCCCGGCGCAGGTCGGAAGCGGTCGCAGACCGAAGCATTACCCTGCACATACGCAGGCCACAGAACCCAACGGCGGCAACTGCGACCAACATCGTCCAGGCCTCCACAGCCATGAATGCGTGCTCCATGCGGATAGCTCCCTACGGTTTTGCTCTCCACCTTGGAGGCATATTTCATGAGGTAGGCGACGGGCGCGCGGGCCTTAAGGCGGTTGCTCATGCCGTGCGGCCACATGGGCGGCTCGACATGCACGAGGCCGCGCCGGTCGGTGCGGCGCCAAGCGGTATCGGGCTTGGGCGGGGTCAGACCACCGGCCAGCCAGATCACCACGTGGTAGTGGATAACGCCGCGTTGCTGGAGCTCAGCGACCCAGGCGTAGCGGACGGTTTTGGAGCCGGTGCGGGCGTAGTGCCAGCGGCGCAGGCCGTCGAGGTAGCGGCTGATGTGCTCTGGGCGCCACGCGCTGTTGTCGCCCCGGTAGGTCAGGGTCTGCATCCAGACCTGCTGGTTGCGCGGGCCGGCGTTGTGGAGGGCTTTGGCGGCAACGCCCAGGGACTTGCGCAGACGGGTTACGCGGCTGGCGTGGCGGTCAATCTCAATGACGTTTTCCGCCCAAGCAACGACCGCTGGAGCGGTCTTGCAAGTTGTTGATACTGAGACAAGCCCAGCCTTCGCGCTTCGCGCTGCGGCTTCACGAGCCGTGCGCTCGGTAGAACGCGCGCGCAGCCACTCAACGGCCTGCGCGCGGCGCGCGGCGCCGGCTGCTGCGGGGGTGGGCGTGCCGCGCATGGTCAGCAACCCCAGCCGATGACGTGACCAGCCCACGCGCGAAGCTTGGCGTCTGCCAAGTCAACGCGGCGCAGGTAGTCGGGGTGACGGTGGGGGCGCTCCAGCAGCTCGGCCAATCCGAGCTTGAGGGCGTAGAGGCGTTCGGCCTGGGCGGACACTTAGGCGCCCTCCCCGGCCACGGGCATGCCGCCCGCCATGTAGACCACATCCAGGCCGCCAATCTCGGGATCACGCGACAGCGTGACGATGATGGCGTCCAGGGTGCGGGGATGCTCGCCCTGCTGTTCGTCCAGCAGGGCCAGCAGCGCCGAGTGCACGGCGACGAGGCGCGCGGCGTGCATGGCTTCTTGCATGGCCGTCAGGCAGCGCGAGCGGTTGCGGGCGCGGCGGCGGGCTTCAAGGGCACCAGCCGGGGGGACAGGCTCAGGTCGCCGTTACGGTTGACGTAGAGGCTTTCCGGCGCGAGGGTGTAGTCTCCGGCGGGGTAGAACAGCGCGGCGCCCTGCTCGTTCTTTTCAAGGATGATCTCGACCTTTTCCGGGTACGGGTTAGGCTTGCCGGTGCGGTCATGGGTGTGCATCCAGACCGTCTGGAATGCGAGGCTGTAGGGTTTGCCGGTGGCTTTGGCGTTGCCGCTTTGGGTGCGGACTTCGGTCGACGTTACCGAGACTTTGATCATGTTGCAGACTCCGTTTTTCTGTATCAAGAGTGATACAGGCCCGGAGTCTGGAGTATCAGGAGTGATACATGGAATACGTAAAACGGCTTATTGACAAAGCTTCAAAAGTATGTGGAGGTGACCAAGCTTTAGCGGATCGCCTGGGGATCGCACGGCCGAACATTTCACTTATGCGCGCGGGAAAGCGGGCCATTTCCCCGGCGACAGCTGCGGAACTGGCCGACATTGCGGGCGAGGATGCGCGCCAAGCCGCTATTGATGCCGTGATCGAGAGCGCGAAAGGGACGCGGCGAGAACTGACCCTAAGGGAGATTTTGGGAAAGGGCCTAGCCGCTGGCGTGGCGGCGATGTTGGCTATTTCCTACAGCAGCGACTCCCGGAGCGCTACCGAATTGATAGCGAGTAACGCCAAGCAGACTTCACTTCCTATACATCGTATTTAA